GTGTCTTTTAAGACATTCCATAGTTATGAGGGCCGATTAAGTTCGGGCCCATCATTAGGGTCATTCGTAGGATGACATGCCTGCGAGTGATGCTGTGAGAGTTGAGCGTGCAGGGATGCCAAGCCCCTGGAAGCGGTGGATGCCGCGCGTTTTGCTCTTAGTGATGGGTAATCCTTCACGGTCTGGGACCGTGTTCTAAGTTTTCACTGGCTTTTAAGAAAAGTCTTACCGAGAATCAAACTCGTGTGAAAGTAAATGGTGAGCCAAGCATCAGTAGTAACTTGGCAACCCCCCCCCTATTTGTTTCATATTGCGTTGTATAAAGTGGTGTTTGAATTGTGAGTTTACAAAAACAATCCATTCTATAAAAATTCAAAAAAAAGAAAAAGAAACAGAAAGGTAATCATTTCGAGTAAGCTTTGTAATGGTTTTCACCGACAGAACGATACTAGCAATCCAGTCTTCGACCTCTACGCTCCGAGCAAGGACTACGTTAAATGAAGATGGTGGTATGTTACAGCTACAGTTGTAGCCGAGGGCAGCCTGGCAATCAAGTATGTGCAAAGATGAAAGACGTGATTAGGTCGTAAACCCGACTAGCACACGGTGAGGGGCGAAGATAGCCTCACCACCCGGGGCCCCCGTGCCCCCCCTTAGCCTACGAACCAGATACAACCCATGATTGCACCGTTTTTTTCCAAGCGCCGTTTGGTTCCCAAAGCTGACATGTTTCGCACGTCCGGACTAGAATCGTCCGAAGGGAGTGATCGACTACCATTTGTGGTGGATTACGATTACTTCAAGTCTAATTCAAAGCCTGCAGTGAGTCAGGCGTTCATGAGAAGGATGCAAAACATCAGTCAACCATGGATTAAACCCTTCTCACAGAGGGTCATTGAATTTAAGTATGTGAGTGAGTATTATTCTCGCCCACGTTACATGTGCCATGGGGAAGATTTCATGGACAAGGGTACCATTAAGAGTGCCTATCAATCGGAGCGCCTCGCAAAACGAGCGCGTCAATCGAAAGGCGACTACGAACTTCAAAGTCTCGACTTTGATCCGAAAGCCTTTCTGGAAAAGTACACTGATCCTATCGTCGTCACATTCATTGAGGATGTGATTCTCCTGTGCCTACAAGTGATGCGAGCTAAGACGATGTTGGACAGATCGTTGGCTGTTGCAGTGTTCATCAAGTTGCGATCAGGCACTTCTCTCTTAGGTAGCGCCGCTAACATCATTAATGACATCACCAATGACGTGTTCCGAGCCAACTTGCAGAGTAATGAAGAACTTTTGGAGAAAGTCACGGACTTGCGCAGCCTAGTTGACAAGTGGGAAACCATTCAACACAGCACACTGGTTATGCAAATCACGAAAGTGTATAAGTATGCCATCGCTATTGGTGTATTTTCCATGATCGGTATGAAGATTGATGATCGCGTTGCTTACGCTTGCAAGAAAGAATTGTCATCACCTATGATTGGTCCAAACTTCATGGCAACGATATTGGACACGGTTGCAATGCTGATTCAACGAGCACTCTTGTTCAAAAAGACCAACAAGTGGGAAACGTTCATTCATGGGCCGCAATCATTTTCCTCTTGGTTCGATGCATGTCAGAAAGTCAAGAGGGAATACTCGTTCAGAGGAGACCTTGAAGCACTTGGCACAAGCTACCATCAGTTCGTCGGAGAGATCAGAGACTGCGTAGACCAAGGAAAAGCTATCTTGAAGTACGGAAAGAAGATGTCCGGTCTAGAGATGGCGAGTGTGAAGAAGTTGTTGAACGAGGTCATGATGATCCAGATGGAAATGAGCACTTACAGGGAAGCACAGAAATCACGACGCCCGCCATTTGGTTTATTGGTTTTTGGAAAGACATGTGTCGCTAAGTCAACATTTACTTCAATGCTATTTCAATTTGCCGGGAAACTGTGGAAACTACCAACAACGGACGAATACAAGTACACCCGCAACACTTGCGATGAGTTTTGGTCCGGTTGGGATTCCATGAAATGGTTTCTTTTGCTTGATGATATTGCGTTTGGGCATCCTGACAGTAAGTTGGTGGATAATTCGCTCACTGAGGTGATTCAGATCATGAATGATGTTCCGTTGGTGCCAAACCAGGCAAGTTTGGAAGATAAGGGTAAGAATCCGTTGCGTGCCAAAATGGTTGTGGCTACCACCAACATGAAGCACCTTAACGCTAAGGCACACTTTGCATGTCCAATTGCGACACAGCGTCGATTTCCATGGGTGATTACGGTATCGCCTAAGGCTGAGTTTGCTCGCGATGATGATCCTGAAATGATTGATCCTGCAAAGTTACCCTTGATCACTGATGAGTGGCCGAATTTTTGGAACATTCTGGTTGAAAAAGTGAAAGCGGAAAACAGCGATATGGCCAAGTATGAGAAGATTCATGAGTTTTCAGATTCGAATGATTTCCTCGCCTGGCTAGGTGATGCAATGAAGACGTTCGAGCAAGTTCAACTGAAGGCTGGTTCTGGCATAATTGCTATGCAAGAGTTTGAGCTGTGTGATGCTTGCATGCGATTAAAGTCACGTTGCGTGTGCATGCCTGAAGCGCGTCTGGAGGCTCGCGAGTATCGATTGCCAGATGGGAAAGAGATGGGCGACAGCTTCAAGATCGTAAATATCGATGAGGCTGGTGTGCTCATTTGTCACTCGTTTGAGCGAGACCCGAGAGGTAAGCCCAACCAATACATCAAGCACACTGTCGAGTCCAAAGATGGCTACATTATAAAGAATTTCGCCGCTGCGGTGATTGTGACTGATAATGATCGGCCAAAGTTGCAGAGTGATGAAATAGGCATGGCAGACACGTTGAACGAAGTCTTACGCATTCAGCGCCTCAAGATTGAGGGGAGAGGTACTCGCGCAGTCAATTGGTTGGCAAGCAAGTATTTGACAGCGTATTCACGCTCGTCGTTGGTCCGCAGGTTTACCCATGCTGCTTTGGAATGGAAGATAGCTCGTATTGCTATCTTGAAGGTGTTTCAGTTTTACGTTGAAGAACGCAAAGGGTACTACCAATGGCTTGCTGAAACTTTGTCGGCTTGCTATATGTCCAAGCGGTGGCGAATGGTGGTCGCGGGGTTGACTGTTGCCGTGTCAATGATCGGAACTTACGGATTGTACAAGTCTGTAACATCGGGTCAGCAGAAGATAGAAGTGCAAGGTTTGAGACAGTCAGTTCAAGATGGGCATTTTCAGCAAACTGAGAAACCTAACGTTTGGAAAAGAGATGATTACCAAACGTCAGTGTTCGATAGATCAGCTATGAGTGCTTCACTGGCTTCCCTGGATCACGACCAGATAGTTAAGATCATTGAGCGCAACACGGCCCGGATCAAGGTGAGCAACGGTGTGATGGCTCGGGAAGGCAATACTTTCAGTCCGTGTGGTCATCTGTGGATGACCAATAACCACACTTTGTTTGCTGAAGGCGATTTGAGTGTGACGCTGTCAATTATGCCCGAAGTTCAGGGAAGCTCTCCTAATGTCACTATTAAGCTGAGACAGGAAGATATATTGCGAGTGCCGGAGAGAGATGTTGCATTTTTTGAGGTCCACAGCTGGGAGACGAAGAGAGACTTGAGAGAGTTGATTCGAAAACCTAGCCTTCAGGGGGCTTATACTGCGACCTACGTTACCAAGACAAAAGGTATTGGGTTGAAGTTGCGCAAGGTGAAGTGTGCCGTACAAGGTAAGAAGGAAGTTCCTGAACTGGGTATCACTTTGGACACTTGGACTGGTTTCACTTCTGACCCTACAGTGGTTGGAGATTGTGGATCGCCATTATTCACACACCAACCAGTCGCAGTCATTCTGGGCATTCATTCATTGGGAAATGCTCACGGTTCAGTGTGGGCAACTGAGATTGATCAGGACTTGATTGCGCACGCTGTTAAGCATTTTGATATGCCAGTGGTGCAGTGTGCAGTTCCAGTTATTGGTGCCCCGAGTCGACAGAAACGCCTGACACAACTGAGCCAATATTCGCCACTTCGGTGGTTGGAGCAAGGGACAGTTAACGTGTATGGTAGCTATGCTGAGCCGCGATTCACTTCGCGATCAAAAGTGCGTCCGACGTTGCTAAGTAAGAAGATCCTGGAAAGTCGCAAATGGGTAGTTGATTTCAAAGCGCCGATTCTGAGAGATTACCGACCATGGCGACACGCCTTAATTGATTCCACCCAGAAGAAATTTGGGGCTCTTGGGAGTACAGAAATGAAAGCGATTGCCAAAGCTTATGCGGACGACATACTTGACGGATTGACAAAAGAAGATCTGAGCATGCTTGAACCTCTTTCAGACAGAGCGACAATCAATGGCATTGATGGTGTGCGCTTCATCGACAAGATGAACTTCAAGTCTTCTATGGGCGAGCCATACAATGAAACAAAGAAGCTGCACCTGAAAGGTACCATTGGTGATATGACGTTTGATGATGAGGTGTGGGAGCGCATTGAAGAGATTCGCAAGCGTTACTCCAACAACCAAAGAGCGTGCCCAGTGTTCAGCGGACAACTGAAGGACGAGCCACGAGCGACAGCTAAGGTTGATGCCGGTAAAGTGAGGGTTTTCACCGCTGCACCCGCTGATTGGAGTTTTGTTGTACGCCAGAATTTGCTACCTGTTGTCAAGTTGATCCAAGAACATCCTTTCCTCTTTGAAGCTTCTCCAGGGTGTACAGTGCAATCCTTGGAGTGGCAGCAGTACTACGATTATTTGACGCACTTTGGTGTTGATAGGATGGTCGCAGGTGATTACGGGAAGTTTGATAAGCGCATGGAAGCCTTGATCATTTTGTTGGCGTTTCAAGTACTGAAACGCCTGTACTTGGCGGCAGGTTGGTCCAAAGAGCAGGCCCAGGTCATCGACTGTATTGCGGAAGACACCGCATATGCATACGTCAACTTCAACGGGGATCTGATAGAATTCCTTGGGTCTAATCCATCCGGGCACCCGCTCACCGTGATCGTGAACTGTATCGCCAATGCATTGTACATGCGCTTCGCTTTTGTCAAGTTGTGCCCATTTTCTGGAGGTGTCTATGAGCGCGCAAGGAGATTCAAAGAGTTTGTAAGACTGTTGACTTACGGCGATGATAACGCGATGGGCGTCTCCAAGTTGGCACCATGGTTCAACCACACAGCCATTCAGAGAGCTATGGCTCACATTGGAGTCGAGTACACGATGGCTGACAAGGAAAGTGAATCTGTGGAGTTCATTCACATCTCCCAAGTATCGTATCTAAAGCGGACATGGCGCTGGGATGAGGATATAGGCGCCGTTGTTGCGCCCTTGGAAGAGAGCTCCATACACAAGATGTTGACGATTTGCAACCCATCTGGAGAAGAGTCACCTGAACTGCACATGGCCAGCGTTATGAATTCTGCGTTGAACGAGTGGTTTTGGTATGGTAAGGAGCGCTTCAACAAAGAGCGCGTGTGGTTGATGGAATTGGCTCGTGAAAATGATCTGATGACGGAGTTCAAGTTCAAAGGATGTCCCACTTGGGATGAATTAAATGACCGTTTCTGGCATGCTTCTCAAGGTTTGTCAGTCAAGGTCGCAGGGTGTGAGGCAGAGCACCCGCGCAATGTGTTGCCGAAGTAGTCTCCTGTGTTGAGCGATCTGTATATTGTGGTTTTGTTTGCATTTTCCTGTAATATAAGTGTGCGTTAAACATAAAAATCCGCCCTTCAGGGGGCTCGCCTATTTAGGAGTGAGAGTTCGGGATGCTCAGAAAAAAGAAAACTTATGCGTAGAGTGATTCATCTTGCATATTTTATATCGAATTGCTACATCTTCATTTTTCCATGCTGGAGAGCTTACTCAAGATAAAAATAAAAACATGACGGATGAAAGCTTCGTCATTGATTCCTGTCGCCATTGTGGTTACATTGGAGTCAACCCGTGGGAAGTTCGTGATCATGAGCAACATTGTGACTTCAAGGCTCGCCTTCAATCGGAAGAGACCATGCTAGCTCCAACGCCATATCAGATGGTTAGCACCAACGAGGTGACGACAAGCTTCTATGACACCAATCCGGGCGAATCAGTTGGCAACAATACTAGTCCACTGGACTATGAACTTGCTGATGCTCAAGTTGCTGCCGATCTCAAGACGTTTTTATCGCGACCTGTTCGCATTATATCAACAACTTGGGCTCAATCGGATCCTGTGGGACTGCTGTCCTCGAATAATCGTGTCTGGTCGCTGTTTTTGAACAATGCCACCATAAAGCGAAAGTTGGAGAATTATGCATTTTTAAGGGGTAACCTGAAGTTGAAGATCATCACCAATGCTTCTCCCTTTCTCTATGGTTCGTTGCGTGCATCATATCAACCATTGCCAGATTTTAAGCAGACCACAATCCAGTCGGCTTTTCCGTATAGCTTGGTACCATATTCTCAGAGGCCAGGAGTTTGGATCACACCAGCGCACAGTGAAGGAGCAGAGTTCACTTGTCCATTTATGTGGCCTAAATCTTTCATTCGAACTCTGGTACTGGCTGAGGCAAACCGACTTGGAAGCTTAGATCTGGTGATCTACCGCGGTTTGCAGAGCGCGAATGGTTCTTCATCTGGTGTGACCGTTCAGGTATATGCATGGATGGAAGACGTTGTCCTAGCTGGACCCACAATTGGCGCTGCGTTACAGGCTGATGAGTATGGTGTCGGTGTGGTTTCGGCACCAGCTTCGGCTGTGGCCGCGGCCGCGTCCCGCCTTACATCTATACCGGTGATTGGGCGCTTTGCGAAAGCCACGGAAATTGGAGCAAGTGCTGTATCTAATATAGCCAAGCTGTTCGGATTTACGAACGTTCCTGTGATTGACGACGCGAAGCCTGTGCGAAACTCGCCATTCCCGTCTTTGGCATCTGCTGAGATTGGATACCCACATGACAAGCTCGCTCTTGATGCTAAGAACGAACTATCCATCGATCCGAAGATCGTTGGACTTGATGGAGAGGATGAACTGGCTATATCGAGCTTTGTGCAGCGCGAATCGTATTTGGTCGATAGCACATGGACAAATGCAATGGCACCAGACACCCCATTATTCACCAGCGCCGTCATGCCCAACTTGACCTATGTTTCAGGGAATGCGATAGATTTCACGCCAATGAGTTTGGTTTCGAACATGTTTCGAAATTGGCGTGGTGACATCATTTACCGTTTCAGATTCATTGCTTCCCCGTTTCACAAAGGTCGCGTTCGCATCAGTTATGATCCTCAAGCACCAGCGATACAAACCACTGGCGACACAGGCCCGGCTGTGCTTAATCGCATTGTTGACCTGGGTGCCGAGACGGATATTGAGTTCAGGATCCCCTACCAACAGGCTTTGCCGTGGTGCTACACTCAGAGCAGCCCGAATGCAACAGGGATCTGGACAACCAGCAGCACACCATCGTTATCACTCACGGACACATTTCACAACGGAATCATTTCTGTTAAGGTGTTGACTGCGCTAACGGGCCCATCTACGACTGCGTCAATTGGGATGCAAGTCTTTGTGAAAGGGGCAGAGAATCTTGAGTTTGCCAATCCGTCATCGGCGCATTTCGAGCTGACGCCATTTGCACTCCAATCAGAAGAGTACTATGACAATGGCAAGGTCGTGAGTGATCAACTCGGT